ATTCAGGATGACATGGCACGATTAACGGATAAGTTGGAATCAGCCATGACTGAGCTAGAAGAAAAGGTAGAGAAGAGAATAAAACTCGCATTAGAAAATCCTTTATCACAAATGTAACATGGCTAAAACACCTTCCAACGAATACTTTACACCCGTTAAAAAAAGAACTAGTATAGGGCGTTCTTCACGCAGTAGGCCAAAGAACAAAAACAAACGACGTCAATATGTCAAATACAGGGGGCAAGGATGAGTATAGATGATAGAATTGTAAACCCACAAAAAGCAATTAAAGAGTTTGTTGACAATCATAAAAATCCTGATGTCAAAAAAAATTACCAAACTATAAGTCAAATTGCTGCTGAATTGGATGGAACTATTAAAGATAAAACTACTTTAAAAGACTTTAAAAGAGCAGTAAATTCATTTTTAAATACAGAAAAAAAAGCGGTTGGAGGTTTAGCTGGTAGATTAGCCACAAGAGGTTACGGAAGATCGAGATGAGAAAAGGATTATATGCAAACATTCATGCTAAAAGAAAACGTGGTGGCAAGATGCGTAAGAAAGGCGCAAAGGGTGCACCAACTGCAGCTAACTTTAAAAGAGCAAAACAAACAGCGAGGAAAAAATGACTAAATTATGTCCTAGAGGTAAAGCAGCAGCTAAGCGTAAATTTAAAGTTTATCCTAGCGCCTATGCAAATGCTTATGCTTCAAGAATATGTGCAGGTAAAATAAAAGACCCTAGTGGTGTTAAAAGAAAAGATTTTAAAGGACCAAAAAGAGCTATGGGTGGAGATATTAATTTTAATGATATATCACAAGCAAGAAAAATGGTTTCCAATTACAAGCAAGGCGGCATAGCTAAAGGATGTGGCGCTGTAAAACAAAGCAAAAGAAAAAAAACTAAAAAGTCATAATGTCAGGTCATAAAGGTTTAGATAAATGGTTTAAACAAAACTGGGTTGATATTGGCTCAAAGAAAAAAGGTGGCGGATTTAAAAAATGTGGTAGGTCTAAACAAAAAGCAGACGCCAAAAGAAAATATCCTAAATGTGTTCCTGCAGCTAAAGCTGCAAGAATGAGTGAGAGTCAAAGAAGATCAGCAGTAAAAAGAAAAAGAAGTAAAGCTCAGGGAGTTGGAGGTAAACCAACAAATGTTAAAACATTCGCTGCTAATGGAGGTCTAATGTATAACAGAAAAGCTGGACAAGCCATTAGAGGATTTGGTTTTAAAGGTGTCCTCTAAAAAAGATCCAAAAGGATGCCATTAGAAGAGGAAATAAAAAAAGACGTACGTAAATGGTCTGAACATTTTTTAGAAATACCTAATAAACATTTAGGTGGTTTTCCTGCATGTCCATTTGCTAAAAAAACTTGGAAAGATAATAAAGTAGTTGTTGCAGTAAAAAGAAAAAATAAGTGGTACAAGGCAGAGTTTAACGCTCACATTAAACAATTGGATTTTTCTGTTCACGAATTATTGATATTTTGTGATCCTTACTTTAACTATTCTTTAGACAAATTTCAGGAAATAATAGATGATTACAATAGTTGGTATAATAAAAAGGATATATTTTTTATGGGTTTTCATCCCCTCAACCCAGCCAACGAGGAGGAACAAGAGTTTCTCGTCACTCCAAATGGGGACACCCCTATTGTAGAAAGCGAATTAGAGTATTCTATGATACTTGCACAAAAGTTCTCGCAATTACAAGAAGCATCTGATAAATTACACAAAATTGGTTATTATGACAAATGGCCAAGTGGGTACTATAAAGACGTCGTAGTATCTAGAGCAAAAACCTATAAACGAATATTCGGAGGTCAATATGATGGGTAAAAAGAAACAAGTCGGCATGATGATGAAACGAGGCGGTAAGCTTGAGCTTAAAGGCGGCGGAAAAGTCATGAAAGGCAAAAAGAAAAAAGTAATGAAGAAGAAAAAAGGTAAGAAAAGAGGCTAATGCCAACTTACGCTTCAACATCGACTTTTGATCTATCAATAGATCAGATATGCCAAGAGGCATATGAACGTTGTGGTTTGCAAGTTCGTAGCGGATACGATTTGCAAACTGCTAAACGTTCTTTAAATTTAATGTTAGCTGAGTGGGCTAACAGAGGTATAAATCTTTGGACAGTAAAAAAACAAGAAAAAGCTTTAGCTGCCGACACTACAAATCTTACAGGTGCGAATTTATTTGGTGCTGGTGCAAATGCACCAGAATCTATTGTAGATATTACAGATGTTATAATAAGAGATTCAAATAATAATGATTACGCAGTCAATGCTATAAGCAGAGCTACATACTGGAATTACACAGTTAAAACGACCAGCGGAAGACCAACTCAATACTATTTTGAACGTACGATAAACCCAACACTATATCTATATCCTGCAGCAAATGAAGCTTACACTCTAATATATTATGCCCTTGTTCGGATGGCTGATTCTGGGGACTACACAAATAATTCTGAGGTTCCTTTTCGTTTTCTTCCATGTCTTGTAGCAGGATTAGCATATTACATATCTATGAAAAAAGCGCCAGAGAGAATGCAAGCATTAAAACTTTTGTACGAAGATGAATTTAAAAGAGCTGCTGACGAGGACGGAGCAAGGACTAGTGTTTATCTTACACCTCAAACTTATTTTCCTACTGGTGGAGGTTACTAATGGCTAAATATGCAACAGGTAGATATGCAAAAAGAATTTCAGATAGATCTGGTATGGCTTTTCCATACAACGAAATGGTAAAAGAGTGGAATGGCTCCACCGTTCACACAAGTGAGTTTGAGTCTAAACACCCTCAATTAGATCCTAGATATCATCCTACAGATCCACAATCTTTACAAAATGCAAAGCCACAAATTATAGGAGTCACAGTTTTATTAGGAATAAATTTAATTGCAAATAATATTTTTCAGTCAGAAGGTATGCAACCTGTCGAAAATAATAAAAATACAAAAATTAATTCTTTTGTTGGTACAGTGGAGGTTGCTATAACATGACTACTTTTGCAGAATTACAAACACAAATAAGAGATTATACAGAAACGACGTCTGATGTTCTTACTGATATAATTGTAAATGATTTTATTGAACACGCAGAAAACCGTATATTTAGAGATGTAGATTTAGATATTTTTAGGTCTTATCAAGTTGCTGCTTTAACTCAAGGTAATCCTTTTGTTGCTTTGCCTGGAGCTAATATCGGTCAAACAGCTTTTGTTAAATCTGCACAAATTTATACAGCTGGAGCTACACCAGTAAGAGATTATTTAGAACAAAAAGATATTACTTATATGAATGAATATTGGCCAAATAGGGACAGCACAGGTAAACCTAGATATTACGCTATGTGGGATCAAGACAGGTTATATGTTGCGCCTACTCCAAATTCAGCATATAATATTGAATTAGCTTTGAACAAGCAACCAACGGGTTTGTCCTCTTCCAATACTACAACTTGGGTGAGTACAAATGCCCCGAAAGTTATATTGTATGCGTGTTTATCTGAAGCTTTTAAATTTTTAAAAGGTCCAGACAATATGCTGCAATATTATGAACAAGGCTACCAACAAGCATTACAAGGCTTGCAACTTGAACAACAGGGTAGAAGAAGACGAGACGAATACTACGATGGCGTTCTTCGTTTTCCTCTTAACTCACAGCAACCATAAGGAGAAAATAAAATGGCAATATCATCAGCTATATGCAACACTTTTAAAGGTGAACTTTTAGAAGGTAAGCATAATTTTGCGTCAGGTGGTGGTCATACATTCAAGATTGCTTTGTTTACATCATCTGCAAATCTTGGTGCATCTACGACCGCATACAGTACGTCAAACGAAATAACAAATACATCAGGAACTGCATACACTGCA